ATGGAGCTAAAGGAATTTTTGAATAACAATCCAATCTTGGTAAAATCTGAATTAGCAAAGCAGATGTACCCCAATCTGTCGACCAACGTAGCCAGGAACAAACTTCAAAATAAACTTGGTGGAATTGAATCGGGAACCGGTACACAGAGGATTTTGGATAGTGATCTGGAGTCAGCGAAAAACGTTCTTCGTGATTTGAGGGATAACATCAATGAATTTATTGAAGAATAAATATATTATAATTTGCATATATAGTTATTGATTAGTACTTTCGTGAAAGTAACACATACAAAGTATGAAAATGAAAATTATAGAAACCAAATACGTATTGGCTGATTGTCCATTTCAGGCCTGGCAAGACAATCCTCACACAACCCCTTCCCCCGACTTACGCGCGTATTTTACGAATTTGTTTTTTCTGGTGATATTTCGAAAGCGACCATAATAATAGTAGAAAATATTTTCAATCATTCATTGATCTATGTAAATTAAATAAAAAAAAGGCTTTAGGGTAAATTTGAACTTTAAAGCCTTGCTTAATTATTAAACTATGGCAAAAACACAAAAAACACCCATTCTCATTATAAATGAAGAGAATTTCAGCGACATAATGAGTGGTAAAAAGAAGGAAGAGTATCGTAGCCTCAGCGAACATTATTTCAAAATGTTTTGGAATAAAAATAAACAGGGGATATATGATGAAAAGAAGAAGATAGACAAAATTATCTTAGCTGTTGGATACAGAAAAGACCGTAAGGTCGCTGTTGTGGAAGTTAAGGGTATTTTTATTGACAAATTCTTGAACTTTATTCCTGAAGGCATGCAAAAGGGTGACGAGTGTTTTACCATTGAATTGGGCGAGGTATTAGAAACTAACTTTAATACTTCGGAATATGGCAGAAACAGCTCAAGCAAGGTCAGGAAGTAGGTATCTTAAAGCCGCAAATAGGTGGGCTAGTGAGTTATCAAAAAGGACTTCCTTAAGTAGGGGTATGACTACAACTGAAATTGATGAAAGGCAATCTTACAACTATCGCCTTTATGAATCTATTACAAGAAGAAGAAGATAACATAACTAATAACACCATGGCAGAAACACCAGAACAAAGACGCAGAAGCGCACGGCCTAGGTATCAAATTCGTAGGTCCAACAGTGGTGTAACTACAATTACACCATCTAACGCAGCGGCTAGACGAGATTCTAGATCAAATGTAGAAAGGGTTAGATAATAGCTTATGCCCAGCCCTTTTGAAATTTTAAAACAAATCCGTTCGGTAACAAATGAGGTTATCCTATTCAGCTCTTTGAATGGGAAAGACTCAATTTTGCTTACTGATATGTGTTGCAAGGTCTTTGACCGAGTGGTAAGTGTTTACCTCTATACGGTCAAAGACCTTTCTCATATAGAGGCTTTCAAGTTAGCTCACAAATCGCGTTACAAGAACATAACTTTTATTGATCGTCCACACTTTGCTCTGTATGGATACCAAAAGCAAAGTTATCTTGGCTATACAGGTGAGGAACCGTTGAAGCGTCGCACTCTGTCCCAAATTGCCCAAGATATCAAAAAAGAAACAGGTATTGAATGGGCATGTTTCGGATTTAAAAGAACTGACGGTTTACAACGTCGATTAATGATGATGGGGCTTGAAAAAGGGGGAACGCCTGGTTATAATCCGAAAACAAAAAACGTGTACCCAATCGAAAGTTGGAAGAATGGCCATGTACTGGCTTACATTGATAAAATGAAACTTCCGCGGCCGACGGTGTACGATCCAAGGCATCAATCTCAAGGTGTCACCCCTGGGGATATTAATTTTCTTCTTTGGTGTAAACGTCATTCCCCAGAAGATTATCGAAAAGTCTTAAATGAATATCCGGAAGCGGAAGCAATAGTATTTGAATATGAGTACGAACAAGCATAAATCATCAGAACCCATAACGCTAAAACGATCACAGATCACACTAGCCCACTATAATCCTAGGAAGATTTCACCCGAAGCGAGAAAGCAGCTAAAAGCTAACATCAAACGACTCGGAATGATGGGCGGCGTAATTTGGAATGAAACAACTGGCAATCTCGTAGGTGGTCATCAAAAGGTATCAATTTTGGATGAGATCAATAAATATCCAGGAAATGATTATGATATCACCGTCGAAAAAGTGAACCTTTCTGAAAAAGAGGAAAAAGAGCAAAACATCTTTCTCAACTCAAAATCGGTGCAGGGGGAATTTGATAGCGATCTTATGGCTAATATCATTACGGACATCGATCCTATCTTGGCTGGGTTGAATGAATTTGACTTGACGATGTTATCGCTTGATACGCCTAGTGTTGACTTTACCGACATCATAAAGAAGGCCGATATGCTTACGCCACCCTCTGCCCCACTGACGAAAGAAGAAGTTAAAGCAAAGAAGGAAAAGTATAGCCAGGAGGTTGACGAAAAATGGGAAGGTGAACCAACGGTCATTCTATCGTTCGATAGTTTCCAGAATAAGGCTGAATTTATGGAGGCTCTCGGAAAGGATCTATATGATAAGATAATCAAGGGTGAAGAGGTAGCAGAGCGTATTTTCAATTAAAAATTTGGCTTACTATATATCAATATTTTATCTCAGATATATGAAAACGAGTGTGAATATTATCAGGAAACTAAACGATTTTGACGTTATCCAGCGTACTGGCGACGGTATGTTTAATGCCACGGGTCTTCTTAAACAATGGAACTTAAAAAGCGGCCAACAAAAGGATATAGCTCATTATTTTGAGAACAAATCAACCAATGAGTTTATTGATGCATTGCTTATCGATGAAAATTCTAATTCTCGGAATTCCGTGGTTTTAAAATCTACCGGTCGACACGGTGGCACCTGGATGCATCCATATCTTTTCATCGATTTCGCTATGTGGCTAAACCCAACCTTTAAGCTTCAAGTGATCAAGTTCGTTTATGACCAGCTTATTGAACACCGTAACCTGTCAGGAGATTACTACAAAGAGTTATGTTCACAACTAGCGAGATTTAAAGACACCAACTTTAGCGACGTCGGAAAGATCCTTAATCTTGTCGTATTCAATGAACACAAATCAGAAAGACGTAATTCCGCTACTCCTGAGCAACAAAACGAACTGCAGCAATTAACGCGGGATGCCTGTATGCTTTTGGAAGACGGATTTATACGCTCATGGGATAAATTCAAAGAGTACATGCGAGGGAAATGGAGATCAAGACATTCAAAAGTGCCTAAGCAGTTGATATGATACACTCATCATCCGATAAAAATACAATTAGTTACTAAAAGATATAAAATTATGGTTATAACTCTGACATGGCACTTGGTAATAATGATATTGATTTCAATATTTATCATTGCCGCATTATTTAAGGGTTCTGAGGATATTGGAGATTTCTTCAGTAGCTGCCTTGGTTTGGGAATCCTTATCATTTTATGGCTTATTTACGGAGGTATAGTATGGTGGTAACAGGTATTTCAATTGTGATCGTCTTATTGGTACTAGGCTACCTAAAAGCTCGAAACTCAAATACTCAGGTGTTAGACACCACTCTATTCAAGCACCCACCGAATCATAACAAAATGGTTTATGGAATTGACGCTGGTTACTCAAATAACATCGACACTAAGATTAATAATGTCCATGATTCGATATTGACTCCAAAACAATACGGCGAACGCTTCGGGACCGGCGCCAGCAGGAACAAAAGGACTAACCGATTAAAGTTTAGGAGGTAATATGTCTATAGTCACAATAACATACGAAGCAAAATGCAAACACTGCATTAACTATGCTTCGGAAGGTAAAATGAAAAAGGACGGAACACCTTCAAAATTAAGAAGGTGGTTTTGCGCCAAAGGTCACAAGAGTTGGGATTTAAGCGTAAAAGATAAAGCTTGCGATAAATTAGAATTGTAGTATGACACAGGAACAATTGCAAAGAGGCAACGAAATCAGCGAAGAGCTAAAGAATATTAAACAGTTCTTAGAGTCTTCCTCATATTCAAAATCATTCATTGAATTAACGAAAGAGCGACCGGATAGTAATATGGGTAGCAATTTCACAACAAGTTATAGAACAAAATTACATTCAGATTTTGGGAATAAGATTATAGATCTTGTAAAAGAGCATCAATCGGAATTAGAACGAGAATTAGAACAACTTTAATGAGTTTTTATGGCAGATTGCAAATTCGAATATGAAAGCGAGAGCTTCTCTAATGCCTGCGAAAACTATGCTTTGAAGGGGTTAACAGACAAGGAAATTGCAATCGAATTGGGATTGAACGTTACATACTTCTGTGAACTTAAATCAAAGTATGATAATATTTCCGAAGCCTTAGCGCGCGGAAGGTCAAAGATCATTTCAGCGGTTCGCCAAAAGTATATTGGCGTCGCTTTAGGAGGTCTTAAACGCAAAACAGTTACACGAAAGATTCCAAGCCGTTTCGATGAAGAATCCGACATTCACCCAGATGGGATGATCGTTTTAGAAACTACCGAAGAATTGGCTCCAAATGCTCAAGCTTTAGCCACACTCCTTTTCAATTATGATGAGGAATGGCGTAAAAAAGTTATTGACGGCAAAAAGCTCGATGTAACGTCGAATGGCAAAGAGTTAAACGGTAGTATCAATATTATGTCGTGGTTACAAGCAAATAATGAAGATGACGGTAACGAGGGAGAAGATAACACCGAAGATCTCGACAACGAAGAGGAAGAAGATAACTAGGACACGTCCAAAGATCAAAATTGCTCCTCCGTACATTCCATTGTACGAAAACACGGATAAGTTCATTATCCTCATAACCGGTGGCCGTGGTTCGGGTAAATCCTTCAACGGCTCCTTGTTCCTTGAAAGATTGAGTTTTGAAAAAGGTCATAGCATACTTTTTTCACGTTATACGATGTCATCAGCTGCCGATTCTGTTATTCCAGAATTCCAGGAGAAGATCGACCTTGAAGGTACTTCGAATTTCTTTGAAGTCAAGAAGAACAATATTATCAATAAGTTCTCCAAGGTGCCTATCATGTTCCGTGGTATCAAGACAGGATCCGGTAATCAAACGGCAAAGTTAAAGTCAATACAAGGCCTTACAACGTTCGTTGGTGACGAGATGGAGGAATGGACAGACTTCGATAGCTACGAAAAGCTAATGCTATCCATTCGTCAAAAGGGTATTCAAAACAGGATTATTCTGATTATGAACCCGACGGACGACTCCCATTTCGTTTATGAGCAGTATATCAAGAACACACATAAAATTGTAACGATTGATGGAGTAGATGTTCAGATATCAACTCACCCAAATGTGCTGCATATCCATACAAGTTACTTGGATAACCTGGAGAACCTTGCTGATAACTTCCTTGAACGTATCGAGCAGATAAAGCAGGAGTCAATTAGACAAGCGACCGATGCCTTGGGAAAGTTCGACAGGGCAAAATTCCAAATGACCAAATACGCCAATGTGGTTATTGGTCGGTGGGCAGATATCAAAGAAGGTGTTATTCTTCCAAAAACCGAGGAAGGCGAATTTGATGAATACCTCCCCTACTGTTATGGACAAGATTACGGTTTCTCTGTCGATCCGGATACACTAATACGTGTTGCCGTCGATAGAAAGAAGATGCGCATTTATGTCGATGAGGAGTATTGCGATAAAAAGGACCTTGGAACAAATGAACTGATCGAGATTAATAAGTCCAGGATTAAGCATCCTAATGATTTGATTGTTGGAGACAGCTCAGAGGACAGGCTGATCGCCGATATAAAGAAGCTTGGTAAACTAAACATAATCGAATGTTGGAAGGCTCCCGGATCGGTTGCAGCATCCTTATTAAAAATGAAGGATTATACAATCGTTTACACCTCGCGGAGCAACAACTTTCGTACAGAACTTAAAAACTACATCTGGAACGATAAAAAAGCAGGTATACCCATTGATAAATGGAACCATACGATAGATGCAATACGATATGCGTTTGATCGCCTTACAAGCAAAGATCCTGACGCATTGAGGAAGACAACAAATGCAGTATCAAAACTTAAGACTGGACCAGCAAAAAGACGAGTAAAAAGATGACAAGAGAACAGTTAAAAACATTGATTGACGGCGGTGATTTCACGAAAACGTATGAAGTTATCAGCAAGACGGAACGTAGAATTAAATTAGGATCAAACGTAATAACAGTTGATAGCGCTTTACGGCAATATGATCCTTTCTTTCATGATGTTAATGACCCAAATAAAAGAGAAAACAGGTTACTAGAGCTGGATGGTGAAGAATATACAGACGCGATCACCGGAGAAATAAAAACGTCAAAA